ACGTGTCTAGCCACTGCTCTGGCACCTGCTATGTTATTAAATGGAACTTTGAAACGTTCACCTTGTTTGTTCTCAATAAAAATACTACTGATGTTTCTAAAACGTTGATCGCCTTCGCCAATCTTTTTACTGTGTCTAATGATTAATCTAGTTTTGTCTTTGTTTTCATTGTAACTAGACTTAGATGTTCCACGCCATCCTTCGAATAAACCTTCTTTGATTGCGGCCATGCCTTTCATTGTATGTTTTAGTTTGTTGATGTTTTTTAAATTAAAAGTCAACATATTGCGTTTAGCAAACATACGCATTTGATACAAGAAATCATACCAAGCATTTTTGGCATCTCTTTCTAAACCCTTACCAATGTTGTCACCAAAGTAAATTTCAAATTCATTGTTGTTGCCTAATAGCACAACAATAGTACCGTAGTTTTTTCCTTGTGGTGTGAAATCAAAACTAAAAATGTTAGCCTCGTCTACATCAGTTACAGATTTGCCTGTGGCATCTAATGTGCTGACATCGTAGTCTTTACTCAATAAGATGTCATATAATTCTTTTTCTGTAGTGCTTTGCATAGTATTGTATTTATGTTAAAACAGTATGAAAGGCATAGGTTCAATCACTGAATCATTGTAGTCTTGTATCTGTGAACTCAGCGATGGATGGTAGTTTTGCAGTGTTTGTAGCATACGTACAATTAACACAGTAGACATAACCAAGTCATCTGTCATACCAGGTTTAGCCGCATAACTGCTACCACGTGCTACAAATCCTTTTAATTCTGTAACTAATGCTTTACTATTAATTGTAATCTTACCTGTTTCTATGAGTGTTTTTAATTTGGCACAAGCACTTAGTTTTGTTTTGTGTGTTGTGGTAAATCCTTTTCTATAACGTCTACTTGTTCCTGCTTTTTTAGTTTCTGTTAATAACATTCCTGGAATTTGTTCTTCACCGAACTCTGCTAGACTTAATAGTGCCGCTTCTCCCAATGTGTTGTTTTCCAGTGTGAAATATATACTTTGTGGGTCATCAATTTCATCGTTGATGTGTGTTGCTATCTCGTGCATTATGCGTATTTGTTGTGGAATAGGAGTTTTATTGTGTCTCCATTCTGCTATTTGTATTAAACTGTCGGCTTCAAATACTTGAATTGCTGAAGGATCTCCACCTGTTCCCAAACTTGGATCCAATGCTATTGCATACATATGTCCTTTTTCTGGTCTTTTATACCAACGTACTTGTCCGTGTTTGTATAAGGGTTCTACTCCTTGTAAGTCAAACAGTTTTGAAGCATTAATAAGTGTTTCGTCATTGATAATAAATTCACACAAGTGTTCTCTTCTAAAACGTTCATCACCAATACGCCCACGTTCATCATCTGCCCACGCCTCATCTCTTTCTGGATGATCACTCCATATACTTAGATAAGCATGAAATCCGTTTACACCTAATTCTGTTTCGTTACCGTATTCATCTTCACGTTTGTTGGCACCTTTCCATATGAGAGCAAACTCATCTTCATCGGAGTTTGGTGTAGATGTAATAATTGCACGACCACCTGTTGCTAGTGTGGGTGAAATTGAAGTCCAGAATTCACTGGCAATACTTGGCCTCACATACGCAAACTCATCACAATACAATAGTGAAATACTCATACCACGTCCAGTTGTTTCAGTAGTTGTTTGTGCTACTATTCTTGACCCATTATCAAATTCTATGCTTCCTTTGTTATATGACGTTACACCAGCACGTATATGATCAGGACATGATTCATACGCATACCTTATACGTTGCATAATCTCTTGAGCACCAGTAAATTTGTGTGCCGCAACCAGTATAGTTGAATCAGGAACAAACATAGCATACCACAACAAATACCCTGCCGCTGTGGTTGTTTTGCCTGTTTGTCTAGATAACATATTAATTGAAAATCTGTAATCATGATATGAATCAATTAATACATCTTGATAGGGATACGGTTGATACTTTATTTTTCCACGTGTTGGATGTTGTATATAGAAAAAGTTTTTCATAAAAAACTGTGGACCTTCTTTACGGTCAGCAGTTTTGGCGAATTCTAAAACTTCGTCTTTTGTATATGCTGTTTGTACGTGCGGTTTTTTAATTAACGCATCGTCATTTGCTTGGAAACTCATACTATTATTTATTTACACCGCAATTATCTATACACACAACTAACTTTCCATCCTCTACTGATGGTTTATTCCAAGATTCTTCTACCTTATTAAACCATTTGATACAGTTTTCTAATCTGTTTCTTATTGCATTATTGGGATGTAATATTTTTCTTATTTGCTTATTAACTGGCTGGTGATACTTTCCGTGACCATATTTTCTAGGATTATGTCCTATATAGCAACAAGGATATACATCGCCGGTGCTATCAATATATATTTCTTTCTCAACACAGACTTCGCAATTTATTGTGTTTGTTTGACTTACTGAAATATCTTCTAATAACACTTCATTTTGTCGATGTTCGTTTAATATCTCTTTGATATTAATAGTTTCGTTATAACCATCTATTATGTTAACAAGTGTTCCTTTTCTGTTGAATGCCGGTAATGGACCTCTTGTATTAATAACTTTTTCAAACTTAGCAAAACCTAAGTTTTTGGTCATTTTCTCAATGTCTTTTATTTGATGTTTATTATGTTCAAATATAACGGTTTTACAAATAGCATGACCACCTGCTTTTATAAATGCTTTTGCATTAGAGATAATCTTTTTAAAATTAGTACTTTGTCTATATACTTTATGTGTATCCTCGAGTCCATCAATACTAAAAACTACTCTAACTCCTAATTCGCCGAGTCTTTTCCAAAAACTTAATTTTTGTGCAGATCCATTTGTTACTACCCACATTTTTAAATCGGGATTAATACTTAACAGCCATTCAAATATCTCAATACTTTCATTGTTGGATACAAAATCTCCAAAATTCCCTTCAACTCTTATACGTTTTAATTGTCTTAAAAAATCTAAATCTCTAAAAATTGCCTGAACATTACTAAGTGTTAAATTTTTTTCAACATAACCATTATTATATGGATATCCATAATAGTTTCTTGGACAGCCGGGACAGTTGGCATTACACATAGACGACAACTCTAAATGTACAGATTCTATTTCATTGTACTTGATCATATGAGTATTTAATTGTTTATACGTCTTCTGTGATTTTTACAACTAAGTCTGTAGTGCCTTTAATGACTCTGTGATATGTCTCTTTAGGTATAAAGAATTCATCGCCACGTTTGATTTCTTTGGGTAGTTGATTATCCATTTGTACTTTCCAACCTTCGCCTGTTAACACTTTTACATTACGATCGTTGTGATCTCTGTGCCATACAAGTTCTTCATCGTCTAAGTCAAATGAGAATGTTCTAATGATTGTGTTGTGTTGTTGTATTTCAGTGTAAGGTTTCACTTTACCACCAAGTACCGCCGCCTTTTAATCCAAGACTCTTTGCGTATCTTGGTAAACGACAAGCCCAATATCCTGCTTTGGTTTTGTCATTTTTCTCTTTACATCTGTGTCTAGCAACAAATGATTTCTTTGCTTCCGGATCATTTATCTTAGCAGTCAATCCAGTTGTGTCACCAAACGATACTTTTTTGACATTTCCTGTTTTTGGATCTTTGACATACACGTAGTATTTTTTACTTCCACCACGTTTGGGTTTGTTTAGTTCTACTTGTTTGCCTTGGTATTCTGCTTCATCTAAATCTTCGTAAGGAACATCTAACATCACAGTTTCGCCTTCAACAACAACTGTTTCTCCAATGTCTGTTTCTAGTAATTCCAAATCATCTTCTGACAAGTCCATAGACTCAGTCATTGTACGTACTTTGTTGTAAAAGTCTAAAAATGATTCACTACCAGGACGAAACAAACATTCGCTAATAGGAACTCCACGAGCAATGTGTTCTTCTATTGCTCTATCTACTGTAGTTGGGTTATATGCAAATTCTTCTGCTATCATTTCTTTTCGTATGGTTTGATTCTATCTTTGTAAAACTGCATAAGATAATCAGGATCAATATCCATATTAGTAGTTAAATGGGACATTGTTTCTTCCCATCTATCACCGTATCTCTG